TTCAGAAAAAAAAGACGAAAATATTAAACCTTGCAAGACGCGAGGTGCTGCGAAAGAAATCGTCATGCTGCCGGTTTCGGAAGTCCGGCCCTATGAAAAGAACCCCCGGAAAAACTCACGGGCGAGAAGGCGGTGAAGGCCGAAGGGGTGTAGCATGACCAGGCACATCGGCACGGAGAACCTGAAGGTCATCAAGACGCACGAGCGGGCTGTCGAGCTCGCCAAGAAGTCCGCTGCGGCCAAGAAGAGGAAGGCGCTCGAGAAAGCCCTCCTGTTTGCAGACATGAGCAGCACGATGGTCGACGAGATCGACGTCCCCGATTCGCTGTACAAGCCCCTAAAAAACTTCGGAATAGACATCAAGCGCCGCGAGCGCATCAGCAAGGTGCTCTTCTACCGTTCTCTCTTGAAGGCAATCAAGGACGGTAACATCGAACCGATTCTCAAGATGGCTGAATTCGTCGGGTACAAGGAGAAGGCTGAGAGCAGCATGCAGCTGAAGGCAGACGTAAAGAATTCAGGCTCCGTCAAGCTCGTCATCGAGGACTTCACGAAGCCGGAGGAAGAACAGAAGGGGTAAGCGTTGAATGTCCATCATGTACGTCTCATGCCTTACCAGAAGGCGCTGCTCAAGTCCACCAGCCCGTTCACCTTCGCGGTGTGCGGGCGTGGTGCCGGCAAGACGTACACCTTGTCCACAATCGCGCTGATCAAGCTATTGCAGGGCGAGAACCTGATCCTGTGCGCCCAGCGCTACGATTCGCTACGTGACGTGCTCATGAAGCAGGTGCAGTTGAGGGCGAAAGAGTGGGGACTTGAGAACATCGTGAAGTTCTCCAAGAACCCCATACGCGCTTCCTACGGACAGTGGACGATGTACGGCAGCAGCTACGAATGCCTTGACGGTGCGCGCGGCCTCGACGACATCAACACGTTACTTCTCGACGAGGTGGCCCTGGCCCCGCTGGACGTGCTCGACATCCTGGGCCCGTGCCTTCGCGGTCCTCATGCCACGAGTCCGAGCGTGAAGGGTGCGACGACTCCGAGAAGCACAAGCCTCTGGAATCATCGGTTCTGCGGTCTAATGGGGTGCGAGGACTGGAAGATAATCAAGGCGAGGACCTACGACAACCTCACGCTCACGAAGAGGCAGCTCGACATCATCGAGCGCAGCGTGCAGACGCCGGAGATGAGGAGGCAGGAACTTGAGGCCGAGATAACGCTGAACGGCGCGGACAACTGCATCATCCACGCCGAGGAATTCCCCAGCTACTACCAGCCTTCGACGGACAGGCGCGTAATGGCAGGGCTTGACTTGTCGAAGGGTTCGATAGAGCGCGATGCCTTCGGGTGGTTCGTGAGGCGCGGCAACGAGATTCTCGACATGCAGGAGTTCCGCGGCAAGTCTCACGAGTGGGTGGTGAAGTACATCATGGACTTCAACCGCGAAACGCCGATAGACACGCTCAACATGGACTCGGCATTCAGCGAGTACGCGTACAACGTGCTCAAGTACTACATCAACTGCAACCAGGTTCCCTTCTCTTCGAGGGCGCCGGAAGGGCAGGAGAAGGAATACGCCAACATGCGTGCCTGGATGTGGTTCTCGCTTGCGTGGTACGTCAAGAACGGGCTTTATGTCGGTTTCCGTCCCAACACGATGATATACGGCCCGGACGGTGAACTTGTCGGCTCGGATGTCGTGGCGCACTTGAGGCAGCAGCTATGCACGTGTACATGGCACCGTGACAGGCAGGGGCGCCTCCTCATCATCGACAAGGACGAGTGGCGCAAGCTGATAGGCATGTCGCCGGACATCGGGGATGCGGCTGCCTTGACATGTATCGACAGGTACAATGGCGACGATCCGTTGATGAGCGTTAGCGCGATGAAGCCGGCGGTGAGCAGGGAAGAGGAAGAGAAGATCATGAGCGAGGACTACTGATGAGGAACGTGTGGGAAGGCGCGGAGATTCTGCCGATGGCTATAAGGCTACGGAAGGCTAGAAGATGCCCTGCCGAGGTCGACAATCTTTACGGCGAGATAATGCGAGGGATTGTCAAGATGGCATCCGTGCTGTTGCCGAAGGAGGACCCGCGCTACATGTGCCACCGTGACGAGTTCCTCACGGAAGACGTGCAGTCCGCCATGACCTTGCAGGTCCTCGGAGTTGCCGAGCGTCTTGTGGACTGCAAGGCGACACCGCGTTCGATCGTCAACTACCTCGTCAAGACGGTGCAGAACAGGCTCCGCAACTACGTGAGGGACACGACGAAGAGGCGCGAACGCATGGACATAAGGACGGAATCGAGCATGGAGATTACCGAGGCTTCGTTCCTCGAAGCGGTCACTATCGACGGAAGGCGCATCGATGCGGTGCGCGACGGACGGAAAAGGATTATTAACAACAGATAACAGGAGAGAAAACGATGTCGAGAAAGTACGACGAGATTTTCAACAAGATGAAGGACGAACTCGAAGGCGGAACACCGGACACGAAGCCGGAAGAAACGCCACAGCCGGAAGTGACGCCTCCCGAAGAACAGCCGAAGGCGCCCGAAGATACGCCACAGCCCGACGAACCGAAGCCGGAAGAGACACCGCACGAAGTCAAGGAAGGCGACGAACCGAAGCCGGAACAGGAGCCTAGGCAAATCCCGGACGATCCGCTGAAGCGTGCGGAATTCTCGTTCAAGCGTCAGCTCGCCAAGAGCAGGGAAAAGCACGAGAAGGAACTGGCCGAACGCGACGCCAAGTACAACGAGCTCGCCAAGAAGTTCGAGGAACTCGAAAAGAAGATGGCGCCGAAGGAGGCGAAGAAGACCCGCGAGAACTTCGAAAACGATGACGAATACATCGACTACCTAGTTGAGCAGCGCATGAAGGCGCTTAACGCTGACAGGGATGCCGAACTGTCCAAGAAGGAAGCGGAACGCCTGGAGAACGAAAGGAAGGCGAAGGCGGAGCAGGAAGAGCTTCAGCAGAGGCAGAACGCATGGCTTGAAAACGTGGACAACGCATTCGCCCACGATGCCGAACGCACGAAGAAGTTCATCGCCAAGGTGCAGTACGCGAACCAGCGCGGGCTCGGCGAGATTCTCGACCAGTGCCCGGTGGCTTCCGACTACCTCATCAACGACCCGAACGGGCCGAAGGTGTTCGAGAAAATGCTGGAAGACCCGCAGGTATTCCGCAGGGTTTTCAACCCGCAGCGCACAAGCCCGATGGCTATCTACTGGGAACTCAAGCAGGTCGAGCAGGAAATCTCAACGGCTCCGAACCCTAACGGCGTACAGGCTCCGTCTCCAAAGCCCATCCCGAAGATGGGCAAGCCAGGAAGACAGGCGGGAGGCTCCACGCTCATGGGCGACATGTTCGACGACCCGCGACAGGTCAAGAAGTGGCTCAAGGAACACAGATAAGTTTTCATTTTCTCCGTTACGAAAGGCTCCGCTCCGGCGGGGCCTTTTCCGCACTTTGCGCTCAAGTGTAGTTATAGGGTGGAACGCTTGAAGTTCCCGTGATTCTGACGATACAGAATTTTTACGGCTGGTCGCCTACGACCGAAAACTTTTCTTGCCTCGTTGAACTTGTCCGTAGAGGCGCGGACGCCTGACAGACAATTTCACAACTCAAAAGAGGCTATTATCATGGCTGGTACTTTCTCCAATCGAAAGAAACTTATCCTCCTCGCTTCTGCCGTAGAACAGAAGCTCGACTACATCAAGAACGCAGACCACCTCTTCCCGGAATCCGAACTCCGTGGCAAGAAGTACGGCATGGCTGTACACGGCTATCTCCCGGATGCCGGCTCCACTTCCCGCGGCCTCGTCGCACATCCCGACAAGGCCCATCAGGTCGAAGTGACCGCATACCTCGACAATCTCAACACGGCTGCCGAATGCGACCTTTGGGACACCCTCGTGAACATCGAGGACTTCAACAAGGAAATGGTTGAAAAGCGCTCCGAAAAGCTCGCAATGGACGTCCAGAAGATCATCATCGACCAGAACGTGTTCCTCTCCGCACAGGCCGTTGTCGCTACCTCCGTGGGCTACGACATGCTCTCCGACGCTTCCGCTGCTCTCGGCGAACTCCGTGTGGGCGGTGACCTCGTCGACTTCCAGACCCCGACATTGCTTGCAAAGATCGGTCGCACGGGCGCAAACCTCTTCCTCCCTTCCGACATCCAGAAGGAAATCTACGAAGAAGCTTCCGTGGGCCGTTATGCAAAGGCTTCCCATGTCGAACTTCCGGGCCTCCCGATTGTTGACACCACGGGTTCCGACCAGGCTCCGACCATGTCCGCTACGGTCGTCAAGGACGCTTCCAACAATGTCATCGGCATCAAGCCGTTCACGGCCCTCACTGGTTCCGGCACCGGCACCATCAAGGCAGGCATCCCGTACAAGGTCAGCGGCTTGAAGATTGTCGACGAAGGCGGCATCGAGACCAATCAGGATTACATCATCATCCCGACCACCGAACGCGTGTACGACTCCGACGGCAACGCTTCCGACGTTACCTACATCCCGGAAATCCGCGTGACCGCAAGCGGCAAGGCTTACGGCAACCCGAACGCACACATGGCTGCCTCTTCCATCAGTTCCGCGCTCTCCGGCACGACCGTCACATTCACGCTCACTCCGTTGCTCAAGACCACGACCCGCTACCAGGTCGGTCAGCTCCGTCGCGTCAAGGCCCTCACCTTCGATGCACAGAAGTTCGACAACCTCCCGGCAGCAAAGCAGGACAACGTTGGCGCCGGCGAATTCATCACGCTCAAGATGCAGTCCGCTCCGCAGCTCCTCAACGGTGTCGAATACTTCCGTATCGACCTGCCGTTCGTCGCGAAGATCATGGAAAACCGCCAGTCCGTGACGACATACCTCGAACTCTCCTAACCTTTCCCTCCAAAGGTAAGACCGGGCGCTCCGAAAGGGGCGCCTTTCTTATTGCCGTGTAGTTTGTGGGTAAAGAGGATTTTTGAAAATGATTACCGTAAACGAACTATTGCAGGAAGCAGCCGAAGACTTGAGCCAGGTCGGAGACGGTGAAACTCTCTCCGGCGAACTCGCTGCAAGCTACGAGGGGTTGCTAAATCGTGCTATCACTTCGCTTAATTCCGATGGATACATTTCGCTCACTGTTAACGTGGACGATGTCATGTCTTCCGGCGATGTAGTGTTCCGAAAGCTTGAGGAAGGCGAACAGAATGGATACGGCGTTATCGACAAGGAACCGCCCGACAGCGTTCAGGGAGTGGCGCGTAAGCTCGGAATCCGCTGGGTGAAGCTCAACGGCTCCAACCGTCAGACGATGGACATGGTGAACACGTACAGCCTTCCGAGCCAGTGGTGCTACGGAGTCGAGACCGAGACCGCACCGAGCGGAAAGACTCGCCGTGTCGGGCGCGTGCGCCTTAACGGAACGCACCCTTGCGACCTCCGCATCTACGAGAATTCGCAGCTTCCGCACTACCGTCTTGGCGATACGATATACCTGTCTCCTCTCTACCGCGACCTCATCCTTTACACGGTGGAAATGCGTGCCGTGAAGAAGTACAAGCTCTACTCGTACCAGGACCGCGTTCAGCATGACCTCGACATAGCGATGAAGGCCATCGACACGACAACGGCGCAGAACAGGCCGATGAGGAACGACGACATGCTTGTCGATGCAGCTACGACTCCGGCTGACGACCTTCTTTCGGGCTTCGGCTTCTAGGGGGCAAGATGGCTACATCCAAGGTAACGCAGTTTTTGGTTGGCGCTTCGAACAAGTCGAAGTTCCCCGGCATTCAGGGCGCACAGTGGTCCTGCAACATGTACTACTCGAAGAACGGCTCCGACGAGTACATGGAATCGCTTCCGGGCATGAAGCTCCTGTCCGTGGTGGATAGCGGCTCAAGATGCCGTGGCGCTTACGTGTCTACGATAGGACTTGCAGCGGAGCAGAGCCCGGAAGACATGTTCGCCGTATTCGGTAACGTTCTTTACCGCTTCGACGCTTACGGCAACAGCACCGTAATAGGACCAGTCGCAAACAACGGGAAGCGCGTTAGCTTTGCCGAGACAGGCGGCCCGCGTGCGCTCCTGCTCGTTGCGGATGGTTCGTCTCTATACTACTACGACCTGCTTGAAGGCGGCGGGCTTGTGCAGATACAGCTCCCCGAAAGAATAACGAGCAGGGGCGGCAATGTCACGCCGTCGCATGTCGCAGTAGTGGCTGGCTCGATCGTCGTGAACGACACGCAGTCGGGCTACTGCTACTACTCCGTACCTTACCCGCTCTCGAACGATACGCGCACCATGTTCAGGATGGGCGCGGACGGAAAGCCCGAATACGAGGAAGACGGAGTGACGGTAAAGACGGAAGAAGTTGAGAGCCGACTTCACGTGTTCGAGGACGATTACCACGTTCAGCAGTACTTCAACGGCGAAAGCTCAAGCGACAACGTGAGCGCCATCTATGCAGTTGGTCCGACTCTATATGTGTACGGTCCCAAGACCGTGGAAATATGGCAGCGCGGAAGTGGTGAATTCGAGGACTGGATTCGCACGAGCTACACGGCGCAGAACTCCTTCGGTCTTGAGGCCCCGAACAGCGTGGCATCCTCCGGCTCGGTGGTCTACTTTGTCGCGAGCGGCGCACAGTACGGCAAGGCCGTAATGATGGTGACCGGGACCGCGTTCAAGAAGATTTCCGAGGAATGGCTCGAACACAAGCTATTGCACGAATCGACGGAGAGCGCTTACGGCTTCTGCTACAGCGTGGCGGACCACAACTTCTACGTACTCCAGCTAAACAGCATCGGGGAAACGTGGGTCTACGACACGCTCGACGGCGGATGGCACCAGCGCACATCCCGCAGCCGCAAGAGCGGAATCGAGTCGCAGTGGAGGGCGGGAGGAATCGCATACTATCGCGAGAAGTTCTTCACGTTCACGAACGACGGCTGCGTGTGCGGATTTCAGCGCGACTACTGGAGCGAGGATTTCCTGGACGGAACGAGCTACCCGATGATACGCCACAGGCAGACGGCGGTAATCGTTGACAACCTCAAGAACTTTGTACTTGAGGAGCTTGCTATCGAGTGCAATGTAGGCTCTTGGGATGATTACAGCATCAAGCCGGAACTCCTGCTCGAAGTGAGCAAGGACGGCGGGAACACGTTCGGCAACGTGAAGCATGCGAGCCTTGGACGTACTGGAGACTACTCGCACCGAGTGCGCTTCCGCAATCTCGGAATGTGCCGCAAGTGCGTATTGAGGATAACCTATTCACACCCGACGGAACTCACGCTCAACTCGTGTTCAATCCGTGCGGAATCAACCGCGGAGATGATCTAGCATGCGTAACGCGGTAATCAATGGAGGCAGCCCGAAAGAGGATGTGTGGGGCGTGCTTACGGGCGTATGGAACGAATACGACGACCGCGAATGGCACGTAGTCAAGACCCCGTTCATGGTGGCTTTGACTGCCACGCTAAAGGCGGGGCCGCAGATTCTTCCCGTAGCACCCCCGAGAACTAGCCTTCTTTCGTGGGCGAACGCGGAGCATTCGGGTAGTTTGGTATTGAAGGCAAAAGACAAAAACTTTTCATTGCCGGAGAACGCCGTAGTACAGGCTATAATGTTCGGCACTATAGGAGACAGAAATGGATAGCAAGGCAATGCTCGAAGGTATGAAGAAGCTCAAGTCCGCAATCGAGGACTTTATCGACAACGTGGAACTTGACGAGGCGGAGAATGAATCGAAGCCAAAGAAGAAGGAACCGAAAAAGAAGGACTCCAAGGAAGAAGAGGAGGATGACTAATGGGACTCTTTGACGGACTCGGAAAATTTCTCGGCACCGACAACAACCGCAGAATAAACGATTCCATGCGGATGCTCGACGACATCAAGACGGAAGCCGACAGCGTATCGGGAAAGAACCGCAAACTCTATGACGACTACTACGGACAGATGCAGTCGATGTACGGTGACAACGCGGAAAAGTACAACGACGCCGTAAGCAATCTAGCCGACGCTATCGCCAACTACAAGGATTTCGAGTACTCCGGGAATGTAAACGACTTTCTCGATCCTGCTCGCAACCAGCGCGTAGCGGCTGCCATGTCGGCAATCAGCAACTCGGCGGCATCGGGCGGTAACCGATTCTCGTCGAGCTATCTCGACAAGGTGGCTGCGAAGCAGCAGGCGTTGGCTTCCGAAGAATGGCGCAGCGCATACGACCGCATGATGCAGGACCGCTCGCAGCAAATGCAGGAATGGCAGAGCAGACAGAACAAGATAAACAACATGGGGACGCTTGCTGGTCTATACGGAAACGACCGCACGGCGCTTTCCGACGCCATCGGCAACTACTACAGCAATCTCGCCAACCAAAACAACGCGGACCTCGAAGTTATGAGCGACATCACGCAGAACAAGGCCAACCTCAACACCCAAAGAAGCAACGGCGTTGGCGACGCCATGGGCGGAATAGGTTCGCTCATCGGTGCACTTTTCGGATAATGGAGGCCAATCATGCCAATGTCTGTAAATTTTCGATGGAAGACCCCGAACGTAATCTCGGCAAAATCCGACCCGGAAGGAATCGGGAGCGGACTTACGAGCCTTGGCGAAGCCATCGCAAGGATGAAGGCTTCACGCTATGCGAAGGAGCAGCAGGATCGCCGTAACGATATAGAGGACGAGAACCGTGCAATCGCGGCGGAAGACAGGAGAAGACGTATTCAGGCGGAGGACAGGCAGCAGAAGCTTTACGGCGAGACCTCCGAACTTATCCGTTCCAAGGCGGCCCAGCGTGCTGAACTCGTGAGACGCCGTGAAGAAATCGTGAACCGAATAAATGAACTTGAACAGAGGATTGGCGGCTGATGGCTTTCTCGTATTCACAGTTGCTTTCGCTCTTGCCGAGAGCCGTGATGAGCATCCTGCCCGGAATGATGACGGGCAGGGTTTCGAGAATTCTTAACGCGGCGGCAGACAGGAGGCTTCCCGGTTCGGCGTTCACATATCCGGGCCTTACGAGCGAGTTCATGTACGACATGAACTTCGTGGACCAGGACGAGCCTTTCTTGAACTCTTCCCTGAACCGAGAACTCGCTTCCCGTGGCGCGTTGGCGCAGGGTCTCGAAGAACACAACATGGCACTCAAGCAGGGCGGCAAGCAGCTAGAAAAGGCCCTTGAGAGCTGGTGGCCCAACGAGGACCTTAAACCGCGCGTAAACTTCACTCCGGGTTCGTCTGCCGTTAGCGGAGTAAAGATTCTTCCGAACAACAAGATCGCAATCCAATGGAAGAACAAGGGCAAGTGGTATACGTACCAGGGCGGCAACAATCCTCGCGAATCTTCGGAAATCGCAAAGGAACTCCTCACGGCTCCGAGCATAGGCAGGGCCGTAGCTGCACGCAAGGGAAAGAACGGAAAGATTAACCCGAATCTCGGATGGTTCGGCAGGGCGCACTACGACCCGAACTATTAAGGAGCTTTTATGGACTTCAGATGGAGAAACTATCAACCAAATGAACAGCCTGTAAACATGGGCGGACAGGCCGCATTCGATGCTTCGGAACGCGCGGAGATTTCCAAGCTAAAGGGAGAACTCGCAAGCATCGATGCACAGATAGCGCAGTTTGACAGGGAGAATCCCGGCTTCGGTTCCGGGCTTTCGGAAGTCGCGGCGAAGCGTGCAGAGGCCGGAGACATGGGCGCATACGACGCCATGGTGAACAATGCGATGAACTCGCAGATCGGAGCCGTGGCGAACCAAAGGAGCGCGACAGAGGCCGTATACAACCACGTTAACGAGGCACGAAAGCTTGCAAGCGCAATAGATGACAAGTCGAGCGAATTCCGCGCGGAGAAGATGGACAACATCCGTGTAAGTCTTGACGAGGCAAAGCGAAAGGCGGAAGCGGCAGGAATAGAACTCCCGAAGGAATGGTACGAACTTGACAGGAAGTACAACGAATCCGTTTCTGAACGCAACCGTGGAGGCTTGCGCGCCGAGGCTATGGACAACGCACTCTATACGAAGCTTAACAACGGAACTCTTTCTGACGATGACATCAAGGGCATGAAGTGGTACATAGCGCAATACCCGAATGATGACAGGTCCACAGAATACCGCTCAATTATCGAGAAGTACAAGGGAAAGACGAACGAGAAGAAAGAAGAATATAAACGAAAGAAAGCGGAAGCGGAAGGCTACTACAATTCATGGAACAAGAACCGAAGCGTAATAGCCAAGAAGGCTGAATGGGCTGAACTGCTCAAGAAAAATCACCCGGTAACGCTTTTCTTCGAGCTTAACGAATTCGGTAACCCTGTAAGGAAAAAGAGGAAGTAAGATGGCAAGCTACAAGGACATCCTCGATATCGCGAACAAGAGAATCGATTCGGGCGACATCCCGGACGAAAGGGTAATCTTCGACATCGACAGCCTCGGCGCACTTACAAACGACCTGGCGGCTGACTCGCTCCTGAAGCGCTACCCGTTCGACTTCCCGATGAAAGGCAACGTGAAGCCCGGAGAAATCCCGCTTCTTTCGAAGATTCTCGGATTCCTCGAACTCGAAGACGATCCCGAAGGAATGGTGAATTCCGAAGGCGAGGAAGCAGGACGGAAAGCCCTGCAAAAGTTCATCGAGGACTTTCCGAAGAAGCAGGGCGAATGGAAGAAGGCGATAGTAGACAATCCGTCTCTAGGCGAGCGCGGATGGAATACTGTCAAGGACGTATGGCGAACTGCCGTAAACGACGAGATGCGCCGGAAGATTGACGAAGATCGAAAGGCAGCGATAGACGGTGAAGAAATCGAGCGTATAGGAGGACTGGCTTCGAAGTTCTTCACTCCTAGAAGGTACGAGGCCATTATTGCAGGTCGCGACCCGTCGTGGAAGGACTACGTTGGCGACATTGTCGAGACCGGGCTAATGTCCTTTCCTGCGGCAAGATATGCCGGAGCGGCTTCAAAGATTGTCGGCAAGGCTCCGAAGGTAGGCTCGTACATCGCCAACAAGATGTCGAACAAGGTATTCTCGAACATCCTCGGCAATACGGCAGCACCGCTTCTGTCCGAGGCGATGGATGCAACCATGAGGGGAGAGGATGACCCGAACACGGATAGACGTGATTTCTCGTGGGGCGATTTGCTCATGGGTGCGGCGACGAACCTAGGCGTTAATTACGGACTAGCGCAGCGCTTCGGGCAAGGCGGACGAATCGGTGAAGGCGAACTAAGCAGGAGCGCCGGAGGTGGCGTAATGTCGAACGTTCGTAAGGCCATCGAGAACTTCGGAAAGAGCCGTGCCGAGCGAGGACTTCCTGCGCCTACGACAAGGGCAGGAAAGATTCTAGACATTGCAGAAATGGCGGCTCCTACTTTGCTCGTTAACCGATACGGAACGGACAAGGACGCAAGGCTCGTAGAAGGTCTTTTCGGTTCAGTAGGTCTTGGAGGCATTGCGCCTTCGAAGCCTATCGAGAGCTTCCGCGAAGGCGAGAAAAAGCACTTCCGGCAGAAAAGGACAGAAGGCGAAATCTCGAAACTGATAGACTCCATGCCGGAACTTGACGAGCGCGATGTGCGCTATCTGAAGGTAATCGGCAAGAACCCAGACGTGGTCAAGTTCGGATTCTCCGAGGCTCCCGACGATTTCAAGATTTGGCTTCTCGAAAGGGGTAACGACATAATCAGGAACACCGAAGCATATCGCCCGATATGGGATATTGAACCGGGCAAGAAGCAATAGAAGTTCAGCCTCCGCTCTCGTGTAGTTTGAGGGTGGAGGCTTTAATGTCCTTAGATGTTCTAAACAAGTTCAAGAAGTTCGCGGCACGCTCGAAGAGCGCGTTTGCCGAAATGTACGAACGAATCAGAAGCGACCGCTCGTACATGAGCGGCGAGGGCCAATGGACCAAGGAAGATGATAATTTCATTGCGCCGACAAGAAACCGCGTCACGGTCAACGTACTCGCAAACCAGGTCCACTCGGTAGCAAACAAGTACAGCTCGTATCCATTCACTTGGTACACCGGGGACCAGAATATAGACAAGGAAATCGACGATTTCTTCTCGGAGGATTCCAACCGCTTCGCAACGGAAGAGGCCCTCCTTGACTGCGTTTCGTTCGGTCTAGGCGTCCTGTGCCTCGGCACGGATACGACCGCGGACGGGCGCAACGTTCCCGTCATCTACGCTATTACGGACCCGGAACGAGTGATGCTCGACCCCGACAGTACGGAGCTTGACGGAAGCGACGCCATGGAAGGCGCCCTCGTGGACTACCGCTCGAAGGAATGGGTACGCGTCCACATGGGAGAGGAATATCTCCCGAACAGGAAGGCGAAGCCGGTGTTTGACGGTGCTTTCTCGCAGCCTGGATTGGTCCCTATCGTTACATACTACTGGCTCGATACCGACGGATGCCACGTGGCTACATTCGTCAACGATGTAGAGGTCGAGGAAAAGGACGAGAACGGCGAAGTCGTAGACTGCGTTCTTCCGTTCATGAGAATACCAATATTCCCGGTGTATGGCGAACGCTCGTGGACTAATTCCGACAAGGTAATTTATCGCGGACTTATCGCCAAGGGAAAGACCGTACAGAAGATAGTGAACTACTCGATGTGCCAGCTCATCGAGCGATTGCAGCTTTCTCCGAAGCCTCTTTTCCGTGGCTACATGGAAAGCTTCAAGGGATACGACTCTTACTACAAGAAAATCGGGTCCGGGCAGAATCCAATCGCTCCGGCACAGCGACTTGCAGACGACGGCAAGACACAGCTCGCGTTGCCAGAAGTCTACAATCCTAACATACAGTTTGCGGACCTTCAGAACATCACGAACGGCACGATGAACATGCTTTCGTCCATTACGGGCGTGGACTCGAAGGGCCTCGCGGACAACGAGAGCGATATTACGGCGACCGCAGTCATGTACACCTCGCAGGTGTTCCAGAACAACATCAAGCACTTCTTCTCGCACTTGCGTACAAGCTTCAAGGCGCTTGGCGATACCGTCATGGTGCTAATGGGTCACGAAGGGCAGAAGATAGACGTGGCGCAGGGTCCCGAAGCCTACATGCAGTTGCAGGTGGCTAGGCAGGAATTAAGCTCCTTGATGGGTGTCGTCGAACCGATGCAGAAGGGCGCCATCGTGAACGCGATACTCCGCACGCACCCGGACAACGAAATCCTCGCGCAGCTCTACGCGGAACTCAACGCGGCACCGCAACCGACGCAGAACGAAATCCAGCTCCAGCAGCTCGTGGAACAGATGAAGACCGCCATCGAGAACAAGGACCAGGAAATCCTAGCTCTCACCGCACAGGTGGAGGCTTACCAGCGTTCCGACAAGTCGCAGGACAAGTCGCACGTCTACGAGCTTGAAAAGATGAAGCTCGAACACCAGTACGGCATGGAGAACGAAATCCTCAAGGCCCAGCTCAACCAGGGCGCGGATGCGGAGAAGGAAGCTGCCGAGGCCGAACGCGAACGCATGAGGACGGAAGCGGATGCACGCAAGGCGGCTCTCGACATCGAGTCGAAGAACATATCGCTCGAAACCCAGAAGATCAAGAGCGCATCGGAAATCATGAACTCTTTAGGCGGTGAAGCATGAAGATAGGATTTTCACCAGAATCGATTGTCGGACTCGACGGGATGCCGCTTGTCGGGCGCGTTACATTGTTTGCTCACGACTCGGACACGGCTATCAACGTGTACACGCTTGAGGGCGACACGTTTGTCCAGTCGGAAAACCCGCAGCTCCTCAACAACGCAGGGCGCCTTGACAATACGCTCTTTTTCGATTCCGCAATCGTGGACGTCCTTGTCGAGCGCTACATCGGAGCGGAGGGCATGATGTCGGTCGATTCGCCGGATTCAGACTTCGAGACTTTCGACAGCTTCGAGTTCGGCTTCGACACTTCGTCCATCGAAGGCGCGGAGACGGTTGACACTATTGCGAAGCTCATGGACGCGGACCCGTCGAAAAGGTTTGTCAACGTAATGGGCTATTATGCCGTCGGAGACTGTGCGCCTAGATTGTACTACTGGGATGCGGACAGCGTCAACGACATCGACGGCGGCTATGTAATAGGCTCTAACGTCGAGGATTCCGGGCGTTGGATTCTGATCTGGGATGACGAGATAATTCCATCTTCTGTTTACGGCATCGTGGCCGGTACGAACGAGACGAATATCAATGCCTTCCTTAACTATCCCGATGTCGTCGGGTCTTTCCGCATGAAGACGGCGAGGGTCGTCCGATTCCTTCCGGGCGACTATTCATCCGATGTGGGCTTTGCAACAGAGAAGGAGGTTGCATTCGATGCCGGGGCAAGATTTGCGGAAGCGTCATTCACGCTCCCGAAGATGTACGTCATCGGGAAATCGACAGGCTTCATCGCGTCGGATTTCGCATTCACGGCTTACGATTCAGTGGCGCACAGCGCGTGGTTCAAGACTGTCGCTGGCTTCATCACTTGCGGTGCAAAGAGGCTTGTCGTCGATTCCGTCGACTTCTTCGAAAACAAGACCTTGAGCCAGGCCACGACGATAGCGGACACCACTATCGAATGGACGACGAACACGAGACTCCCTGTAACGTACACGGATAGCGGTCGAATAGTATTCAATCGGTGTAACTTCGTCGGTTCCAAGATGTTCGACGCAACCGACGTCGTAGCTTTCGCGAACATGGTCTTTGACGATTCGTGGTTCGCGATGACAGCCGCAGATTTCGACTTCACGGACAAGATAAGTGCCAGGTCTTCTAGCGGCGTGTCGTTGCTCCTTTCTAAATTCCGATTCGTTGACGCATACGTCAAGGCTGTAGAGGCTGACAGTCAGACAACTCTAAACCTTGAGGGAAGAAAGGCCGGGACGATAACGACATACAGGTTCAAGGACATTAGGAACGTTGTCTGCGATACGCTCAACGTCATCCAGCCGGGCGAGGAAGTGAACATCAGGAACGTGAAGACCGAGGCCATGAGCGTCGAGGCGAACATCGTAAACATCGACGCCTCGGACGTGCGCTTCGCATTCCAGCCGGTAGCAAACTACGTATATGCCACGAGGAGTACGCTTAGGTCTTCTACGGACTGGGAACGAAACGACGTATACATCGACTTCAAGGACTGCGAACTGCTTATCAACTTTTCATATGCCCACGACAACGACGAAGCCGGGAGAAGCGTAAACCTCTTTAACTGCATCCTGAGCAACAGTAGTATCAACGTAAAGAAGATTAAGGCTTCGGGATGCCGTTTCAGCGAATGCGCGATGAAGGTATATCCTTACAAGAACAATGGCGCCTATTACATCAGCCTAGACGCTGCAAATTGCGTGTTCGATTCCGAGGTCCCGGTAGAGCTTACGAAGTTCGACCGAGTGGACGGAGTCGACGATGACGAATGTTACGGCTGCAAGCTTCAGCTCAGGCTTGTAAACTGCACTTTCGAAGGGAACGAAGAGGGCGTCCGCTGCCGATACTGGATGAACCGTATCGGACAGTACAGCACGCGAGAATTTATCGCGGAAGCTGGAAACGACGTCCTTTGTGTAGGAAATGCGGGCAAATGCCCTGCTACTGACTTGAGAGGCGTCCGCATCACGGACAACACGGACTATACGGCGCAGGACATCGGCGGTGTCACAATCTACAAGTACGAAAAAGCCAAGCGTAGATGCTTTAACGGCGGCGGGCTATGGTATGACGCAGACGTTGACAATCCCGGAAAGCTCACGAAGTACTACAAGACGGGAGGCGACCCGTTGACGGATAGCCTATTCCGTAACTTTTTCATGCTCTACCATACGGCTATTGACTCGGATGATAACGGCGACTTCTTCGAGCTTGCAATCTGCCTTTCCGGCACGTATCTAAGGATAGGGCAGACCGGAGGCGGTGACAAGAACACGGATGTCGTCGGGGAGGTTGTATAGATGTCTTTGAATTACCTAATTGACCCTAACATGCAGTTTCAGGACCGCAACGGAGTGAACAACGTTGCGGGTTTCCTGCGAGTTTATTATGAAGGCACTGATGACCGTGCGACAACGTATAAAGATTTTATTGGCACGCTGAACCCTGCCGATATTCCGCTCGACAACGACGGAAGGGCGGTGGTCATTGCCGACTCCGAGAAGGAGTACCGCGTTGAGGTGTACTCCGCAAGCGGTGCGATGCTGTGGACTCAGCACCCGGTTTTTCCGCAGGGTGGCGGAGGTTCTGAATACGACGGCGACGTGTCGGACGCCACGGCGACGTTCACGAAGGACGAGGGCGACACCTCGGAGATTGCAAGCGGAAGCACGCTCAAGGTGCTTTTCACGAAGATTTCCAAGTTCTTCGCGAGCTTGAAGCGCGTGGCGTTCACGGGGTCTTACAAAGACTTGTCCGATACAAATGTCGTTTTCATTGAACGGCTTACTGCTGAATACTCTGAAATTACGGAGCTTTTGCGAAACGACCGAGTTATAATGACAACGGACGGGTTCATTTATTGCGGTTACGGAGACGATAAATATTACTTTATCCGATTTAAAATTTCGGGTTCTTATGGCGCTATGTTTGAAATGTCAAGCGTCGATACAGATAATCATTGGGTTACTGGTAGTTCCGGCAAACTTTTAGATTCGGACTTTTGGCGACTAGCTTTTGCAAGAGGCGATACTTTAAACATTGCGTTAAACAGCTATAATCAGCCATACTTGACTCAATGCCCATTATACCAAACCACTAAAGACGCTTCATCATTTACTGAAGGTACATTCGTCGCTACTGTTCCTAACAACAAACTCACTTTCATTACAAATCTTTTAGTTCCTAATTTGGAAATTAGGGCATATCTTGAATGCTATGACGTTCCTTCCGAACACGTAGCGAATTTTGCAGTCGAGGTGACACCCACTGTTGATTGTACTGTTACCGTAAAGACTTCCAAGAATAGCTACGCTACACCTCATTGGATAACGTTATACAGAGCGTCAGGTGTAAGCAATGTTATGAGGGCCGGTAATAAATACCAAATTACGTGTATCGGTACTTGTTGGACTATTGCAAAATTTGAATTGCCGAGCTAGGGAGTATCGTCTATGATTCTAACTCACGGAATGAACAGCATACAGCGAACGCTATACGAGACTATTCTAGGCACTTCTTACAAGTGCGTTAAAATCGGTAACCTCGTATGGATGGCTGAAAATTTGCACTATTCAGGTTCCGAAATTGCGTCTTTCTTAAAGACGGACTCCAACACTGGAACGTATTACTATAAGGGTAAGAATTTAGGTACTAACCTTTCCTCAGTACTTATTCCTGATAACGGATACAGGATTCCGACATCAACAGATTTTCACGCTCTTTTTGACGCCTGTGGAATTATTGACGTTACAGATACATCTTACGAGCCGTCATCTGTCTTAAAGTCTACGACGGGATGGGACGAGATGAACGGGACAGACGATTTTGGATTCAACCTTACTCCAAATGGATATTGGATTGCGGACGGAGTTCGAGAACTGGGAAAGACTGGGCATTGCTTGGGCCAAGGCTACTATATAAGAGCCTCATACGACAGTGACGAAGTGATGATTGTGTATGCCGGGGACGACCCCAACCCATTAACATTGCGTCTTTGTAGAGACGCATAAGGATTTTTAAACAAGCTAACAAAGCGAGGAAAATATATGAGCAACGGCAAAGGCGGTGTACATACACACGACGCGGGAAACGCAACAGCTAGAACGAATACGGTAAAGATTATAGGCTCGAAGTATTCCGCTTCGTAGACAAGGGTAGTTTTAAAAAAACAGGAGTTTTAAAATGGCATTCAGAAAAATCATCAATGACGGCGAAGGCGGTCAGAAGTACGTAACCGAACAGGAAGAAGAACTCGTATTCGACCAGGTTGCAACCAAAGGCAGCTTCAACCCTGTGACTAGCGACGGCATTTTCGCCGCCATTCAGCAGATGGCACATGAAACCGAAGATAGAAAGTTCAAGGTCATAGCCAAGGCCCTCTGCGAACTCAAGGCCACCCTGGACGGAGTCGTGGAAGCCGTGACTTCCGAAAACATCGGGACGCGTACCGCCGACAGCCTCGACGTACAGGAACTTCGCATCGGAGGAACCGTATTCGACCCGTCCGAACTTAACAATACAAAGTCAGTGTCCGTTCCAAATTCCTACATCAGGAAGTCGATTTCCAAATCATCCGATGAACTTGAAGCAACGGAAGAAACCGAAACAGAAACGAAGGAAGTATTCGAAAAGACTTCCGCCGACAAAAACGAAAAGTAACAAGGAGATTTTATGTCCGCAGAATTTATCAACAGATATGAGACAAATGCAGGATACGTAGCCGAAGCCTCCGAAAGACTCGCGCTCGGCAGCACGGTGTCCCTCGTGGACGAGACGGGCAAGCTTCACTTTGACGGCAAGAACGTGGAAGCGGTCATTCCTCGACAGGGCGACGTGCTCTACGTGCCATCCACCTGCGCGTACACGCCTGAATCCGACGGCTCCGTGCCTAGCGGTACGCCGGAAGGCAAGGCGAAGATTATCGCTCTCGAAACTCTCGACGACGCGGCTATGCAGAACGCCGGCTACGAAAGCGTGGGCGTGGTCGGTGCAGTCTTCGGAAAGAAGGTCTACATCGTATGGAAGAACGTTGACACGACATGCAAGTGGGCGGAAGACGCTACCAGCGGTAGCTATTCCATCCCGTCCACAATCGACGTGGATGCGCTCCTTCAGGCCACTATGGAAGACAATGCTAGCAGGCATGGATGGCGCCAAGGCGCGTCGTTTGAGGTCCTACGCTCCTACCTGTCAGGCGAAGGGCTCCCCAGTGGGCAATCGGAATGGAATGGTGGAAGTGCATCTGACGGCGCCGGTTCCTATTTCTATACGAAGAACGAGTGGATCACGACCGACCAAGGCTCCAAGCACCCGAGCGCCGCCGAACTCACGACATACGGAACGGGCGTGGACGGCTGGGAACGCTACCTGCACTCCCGCTTCGTCAAGTATCCTTCGTCCTTCAACGCTAATATTTACAAGGACGGAAAGGCCGAGACGAAGATCTTGACCGACATCAACGCATCCGAAGAACGCGCCTTCTTCCCGATTGCAAACTTCGCAACGACTCACTACACGACTTACGGCTCCTTCGGAACGGGTAAGAACTTCTGGAACATTCCGGGACTCCGCTACGGCGACTGGTTCATGGCTGGCGCCAATGTTCAGCGCGAGCTCTTCAAGAACGTGTCGTGCAGCGATTCGAGCGTGCTCAAGTCCACGGACAGGGTGAACATCGCCATGTCCAAGATTTCGAACACTAGGATTAGTTTGTACGAAAAATGGTATTGGTTGCCTGTGTTGCGTTCGCGCGGCATTGCGTGGATTATGTACTACATCGGCTCTTTCTCCTACAACTACGGCTTGTACTACGGCACCAGGGTGTTGTCGTGCGCGCTCTTAAATTATTGATACTTTGTCCTTAACCTAGCGCGGCCTTCAAAGCCGTGCCTAACCCCTCAATCAGCGAACCATGTCCAAGACCTTACTCGACGCTCCAATCTACATCAACACATACCGCCTGGCTGGTATAGTGTACGACCTGCGCTTCATCATGCCGAAGCGTGACCGTGCCGTGCTCGGCGAGCGTATGCTTGACGCCGTGATGGGTATGCTTCTGCCTGAAAGAAAGATACACGCTTAAAATGGTACTTGAAAGAAAGTACAAGGTGAGGCTTTAACATGGGTACAAAAGAAAGCATACACAAGAGCTGGCAGAAGTTTCTCGCGCCTCTCGTGGGGGCAGCCGTCACCGCTTTGGGCGTCTACGCCACGGCGGCACAGCAGAGCTATTCGCACGAGAATGATTCGAAGGTCGCTGTACTTGAGGCCCGCGTGACGGAAATCGAGACTTTGAGATCGGAGGTCAAGGACTTGTCAAAGGAAGTGCATGAACTTATCGGCGAAATACGCGCACAGAGGAGGAACAGTCTATGTCGGTCACGGTGAAGAGGGCGTTGTTCGGGAGTTCCCCGTTCTTTTGGCGCGAAGCGGAGGACGGGAGCCACATCTTAAAGCGATCAGCAACGCTCTATATCGACTTTGTGCGCGATGGCGAGGACTTCACGGCAAAGGTCATGTTCTGCGGTGAAGCTACGGATGGTCGAGGTTTCCGCGTTGACGGGCTTTCCGTGCCTAAAGTCTTCAGGTGGTTCCTTCCTTCGTGGGACAAGAAAAACTGGCTATACAACGTGGCGGGAGCGTTCCACGACTGGCTATATTGCACCCGTGGCAATTACGGACGGTTCACCCGCGAGGAGTGCGACGACTTCTTCCGTGGCCTTCTTCGGTGTTCCGGGATTTCGAGGTTCAAGGCGGGATGCGCTGACAAGGCAGTGGGCATATTCGCCGGAGGCAAGAACCATTGGGGGAACGATTCATTTCTCACGGCCCCGCTCGCTAAGATGGAGGCTTTCCCGTGCTTATTTTGATACGAGATATTCGCGCAGACGAGGCCGTCCTTGGACGCCTTTACCATAACGGGGGCCTTGTGTGCCACACGCTCGAAAACGCATCCACGCTCATTCCTTGTGGCGATTACCGCGTGCAGAACAGCAAGTCACCGAAGTTCAAGCGAGAACTTCCGCTTCTGTATAACGCGAAAGTTCCGGCAAGCCGTGGAATACGCATACACCGCGGAAATACGTTCAAGGACTCGCAGGGGTGCGTTCTTGTCGGGATGGGACGAGATGTAAAGCAAGACTTTATAACTGAATCCGCAAACGCGGAAATCATGGTAACGATGCTGTGCCGTAACGAAAAGAATCTCGTCATTGTCGACGCTTTCGCAAACAAATGACAAGATCTTGACGCGATTCACCATTTTGCAGCGTCCCATTCGTGTCGTTCCCTGTACCACCCTTCCTGGAGGGTAGGCAGTATGCGCTGTGCCTCGTCGTAATCTTCATTTGTGAGCGTCCGGCGGTCGTTTTTCGCCATGTAGTAATAGTCTAGTCCTAGGTGCACGGCCTCGCAAATCTTGAAAGTGCGTTTATCCATTTATCATCTCCTTATCGATTTCCATTGACACAAAATCCATTATCCGCAGAATCACGGCTCCGCACTGCGCGAACTCCTGCAACGCTTGCGCCTTGTCGCCTTGTTGGTAGGCGTTGAAAGCCTCGGAGACTTCTTCCATAAGGACGTTGTCAGCGTACTCCTTCGTCATTGCATTGCGTGCCTTGATTCGCGCTTCGGATTCCGCCCAGCTCACGCGTGACGACGGGTCGATGATAGCAGACACGAAATTCGGGTGCTTCTTTTCAGCATTTTGTAGTTCAAGGTGTATCATCGTGAAATATCGCGTTTTCATTTTCGTCATACGTGGTGATCCTCGATATTGTAGTTGAATAGGTAGCCCTGACGGCTCTCGCGTCGGCGGCGTAGCGTCTCGTTTGCGACGTCCTCGTCAGCGATGACCTCGCTTGACTGGTAGCGGCCGTCATTATCCGTCTCGATGATTACGTACACTTTCATCTTACGCCTCCGTCAGTTTTCGTCCGCACATCGGACAGAACTTTATGCCTCGGATTGTGCAGATATTTACTGTTTGGTCATCGGTAGTCTGTATGTGTACTTCACGACCCATTATCTGAGCTTCGTATGGGTAACAATCGATTGGAGAGTTGCAAGACGGACCGCTTGGATTTTCACAGTAACAGCATTTTGGTCTTTCGCTCATTTGTACTCCTCCGCCTTGGCGCGACAAAGTTGTTCTACTTTCTCCCAAAGCCCGACCCAATCGCTAGCGGTCATGTGCTTGGTTACTTTCGTTAGGGTAAATTCCTTTTCTACTCCTTCCATCCTTCCGATTCTGTCGTACTTGATGTGTTCCAATGGCGCAACATCGAACCAATAATTAGCCCAAAACTCTGCGGCTTTTGCCCGCGAGATCCACAGCGCACGTTTCAGCCTGCGGTTCTCCATTCCGGCGTCCACGCTCTCAGCGTAAGCCGTGGCCTGCACATCTTCAAGCTTCGCCTTTAGTTCCTCGATGGCTGC